TCTGTCCTAAGTTTTCACCACCTGGCAGTGTAGAGATTTCTGTACCTCTTCCGCCTTCACGTCTTGGTAGCCAGAAGTCTTCCAACATAGACATATGTTTACGATCATCTTTTAGTTTACCAGTGTTTGCATCATATACAAGTTTATTACGATACTTAGTCATAATGTTTTTCATATATTCTTCGGCTTTACCTCTTGGTAAGTTACCAACATCAATATAAAAGATTCTACGCTCTGGTGCTCTACTTATTCTGTAAATAACCAGTGAGTCTTCCATCATTCTTAATTGGTTGACTGGCTTTAATGCCTTTTGTAAATAACTTAAAATTCTTTTTCTACTCGGATCGAGAACACCCGATGTACAATATGCAACGGCATCAGGGTGTATTCTCAACCCTTGATTACTATCTCCCATTTTAGTGTCTTGGAAAATAAAATATTCTTGTTGCTTTGTAATAATTTTTGCCCCAGTTTTAGGGTCTTGCTCTTCTTCGATCTCTTTTACTTTTCTTAATTTAGTAGGATCGATATATCTTAGCTCTCTAATGCCTGCTTTAGGTTTATCTTTATCAATAATAATATGATATGGTAATCTACCATCAACATACCATCTTCTAAAAATGTCATGAGCATATGCATTAAAATTTAATAATCCAAGAATATGATTAAACTCTTGTGTTATAACTTCTTTGATTTTATCAGATGTTTCTACTTCATCTAATACAATCCTTACAGGTGTATCATCATGATCACCTACAATTGCTTCATTTATAATATCTTCAACTGCAGCATCGCACTCAGGTTGAGTAGCCACATCTCTATATTTTAAAATTAAATCAACTTCATTCTTTGCTTTATCTCCATCTAAATCAAGATAAGCACCGAAGTGTCCTCCAGCCTGAATTACACCAGAACCATCTTCATCTGTATTTGGAACAAATGACGGCCTGATGGGCTCTTCACCACCTTTTCTTTTGATTTCAAATCCGAAAAAATCTGCCATATTTTTATACCTCAATAATATCAGGAGGGAATTTAATCCCTCCTTCTATTATATTTATACCTCTTTTAGCTAGTGGTATCTGACTCCCAATATTGAACTTGAAGTTCAACTGTGAACTCTTCAATCTGATTCTCGTTATCATAACTTAAATCAATTGCAGAAATATTAGTTGGGAAAGTCCCTCTAATATCATATTTCTTTACAGGTTTACCAGACTTGTCTAATTGTTCTACAATCATATCAGCCATGTAATCTGTTGGGTTAGCCAAACCAGTACCATCAACGTGTTGATTAATACCGTTGCTCCATCTTTCAAATGCATTTCTAACTGAGAAATCTACATCATTAATAATCGTTACAGTCCATGGTTCAAATGTTCTGTCACCAGCCATTTGTAATTTTCTGCCGCGGAAATTAACTTCCACTGGATTAAGAATTGATGCAGGTAACTGAGCAGCCTTACATAGGAAAGAAGTCAGTTCAACATCACCTTGTGCATAACTTGGAAAGTTACACGTGACCTTAAACATGTTTGACCTAGCGCCACCTCCAACTAACTTGGATTTAAAATCGTCTACGCCTAAAATTGCCATTGTTTCCTCCTATTAACCGCCGGCGACTTCAGAAAAGTCGACCCCAGTTCTTGTTGCAATGAAGTTTAATGTAATAAAGTTGATTGATCTTGAAGGCTTGATAAAGATATCAGCAACAAATCTATTAGAATCAATTACTTGACCTGTATTGTTAGATTCATCACAGATAACTAAAAAGTCTGTAACACCACGTCTTCCTTTTACATCCCGTAAAAATGGTTCCAATAAATTTCTAAATTGGGCCCTTGTGAACTCGTCATTGAATTCAAATAGTTGTGCCTTAGCGGCAGTACTAATTGCTTTCTCCAACACAATAAACAATCTTCTTACATTGATTCTGTCAAATGCAGATGGTCTGGATAATAAAGTTTTATCTCCAAACAACATTGTACCTTGACCAGGGAATGAAACCAATGGATTCACTCTAGCCTTATACAATTCATCTCTTTGAGCTTTAGTTGGGTTATAAGCAAGTTTTGTGACGCCTAGAAGTTGTCCTCTATTCACACCAGCAGGTGAGAACCAAGAATCAGCAACATTGTCAGCATTAGCACATAAACCGGCACATAAACCAGCAGAACCAATCCAACGATATACATCATTGTATTTGTCATAAACATATACTGCACCTGAATCAAGTGAAGCATAAGAAGTTGAGTTTAATGTATCTGCATATGCTTTTACATCAGTAGCAGGTGTGCTTGAATTTACAGAGTCCTCAATTGGAGGTGAAATGAATGCCATGCAATCTTTTCTTGACTCCGCAATACTAATCAAGTCAGCTGCAATAGTATTTACACCATTTGCATCTGGAAAAGCAAACAACAGATTTACATCTATAGTTTCTGAATCTTCTAGTAAATCAAAACCTGTTGCAATATTACCTGCAGTAGGTGAGTTACCATCTACACCAGCAGTTAATGATGTGACTCTGACTCCAGTGTGATTAGCAAAAGCACTACTACTGTCTGCAATTCTAGTTCCGCCATCAGAAAGACCAGATGCTGCCGCTTCACCCTCTGCAGCAATCACATCGTGATTACCAAACCAGATATATTTTGATTGGTTGTTTATTACATTTTTGTAGTAAATTGAAGTTCCTGAACTATCTTTAGCATCAGAACCCTGTGATAAGAAACCAAAAGTTTCTAAAACAGTTCCTGGTGTACCAGAGAATGCTCCATCCTCATCAATTACTGCAATATGCAATTCGTCTGCAGCAGTTGTTTTACCTAGACCCTTTGCAAAATCAGACGTGCCAGGAGCAGCATTAAACTGTCCTGCATGAGCCCATCCTGCAAATGTAGAGCCTAAAGAACAAACTTCTACTTTAAGACTGTTTCCGAGTTTTCCTGGGTATTTAGCAATCCATGCGCCTTGCGATGCAAGGGCTAGGGTTGTTGAATCATATGAATCCTCGTTTTTAATTAAAAGAGTTGTATCTCCAGCAACCGACGCGTTGTTGGCTGTTGAATCCACTACTCTCACTATTTTTAATGCGTTACCATACTTTAAAAAAGATGCCGCAGTTAAAAAGTATTTGGCTGTATTGTCATCTGGTGTTGAAAAAACCGACGCCATGTTGTCTTCTGACGACACGAGTCGAACTTCTTCTACCGGACCCCAATTAAAAGCCCCCGCGAATCCACCAATACTGGTTGATACGGCAGGTACGACGCTCGTCGCGTCTATTTCCTTGACTTGAACGCCAGGAGATACTTGAAATGCCATCGCTTTATCCTCTCAATTTGTGAGTTAGTTAATAAGTTTCC